GGCGCAGACTCGCTCCCACTTCTGAACCTGACCTTTTGCCCGGCGCAGCTCGCGGTTAGCCACATGCAGCGATGGTAAAATCAGACCATCCGGATGTTTTCTGGTGAACGACGGCTGTGACTGCACTGTGACCGCCACACTTTCCGTTTTTATTTCTTCCTGTGTTTCTGCTTCCCGGACAGGTAACGCAACACCTGCTGGCTGAGGAAAGGCTTTACCATCGGTTTCCGCTACGGATGCAGCTTCCGGCTCTGCCGGTAAATCAGCGCCCGGTATGCAGTAACGAAATTTACCGCCCTGATTCACGCGAATCAGACGCCCTTTGCTGATTGCCATGGCCAGCGATGAATTCGCCCGGCGGGAGGTAATCCCGAACATCAGTGCCAGCTCATCCGCCGTTTGTGGGCCATGTTGTTCAATCGCCTCAGTCAGCATTTGCGCTGTCACTTTCGGTACCGGTGACACCGGTTCACTTTCACCAGCCTGAATCAGCCGCCACATCGAACCCTTGTTATCCGCTTCACCGCGGCGCTTCAGTTTCCACAGTTCGTTGACCGCATCTTCACGGCTGATTCCAAGGCGGGCCGCCACTACCTGTGAAGAGGCTCTTTTCAGTGCTTTCAGTGCGTCAAATACGGTTTCCATTAAAATTTCCTCCGACAAAATCGTTTCTCAGATTCAAATAAAACCAGCTGCCTTCCGGCGTTCGTATTCCTGTTTCAGCCGTTCAATTGGCGTTGGCCCTTGCGGGTGTTTCGCCCCTTCCAGTTGTCGTCGCACTGGCGGAACACTCATCCCGTTACCAACATGCTTTGCCCATTTCGTCAGTTGCCGTTCCGCAAGTCGTTTTAACTCACCCTGCGTCATCTGGCGCTCAATCCCTCTGGTACGCATTTCGAGGCAGATGTGGTACAGCACAGGCTGTGGCCACGGGTATTTATCACTCCCGTCGTATCGCCAGGATTCATTGCGCCAGCGCCGGTACTCTTCCATCACTGCATCCACCGTAAGACCAAATGGATTTGCCCCACTCTCCGAAATCAGTGCAACAAACTCAGCCAGGTCCGGGGGCCACGTTTCACCCGCCCGGCAGCGGTCCATGCACTGACGGCAGACCAGCCGGATTTGCTGTTCAGTCATCGCGCCAATCTGGGCAATCCAGAGCTTCGAAGGTGCGGCCCCGTTCTTCTGGGTCCAGCGGTTCGAATACACCTCCCCCATAAGCTCCCACAGCTTCCAGGCCGTTTCCGTCGCTGATAAATCCGTTTTCACGTTCCCACTGCTCACGTGCTGCCCGAATTTCCTGAACTGCCCGTGATGCGGTGCCACCTGGTGCTGCTGCATGGTTTACCCCCTTGCTGACTGGTTTTACCTGTGCCCTGACGTGCTGCACGTGGCGGGCAAATTTCTGCTCCCACTGAACCTGCGTGAAAACCTTCCCCTCCGCCATCCAGTAATCCCGGAATGCGGCAAGCTCTGCAGGTGTAAATTCCGGCTCAGGCAGAGCCATACCCCACACTGCTGCCCGTTGTCGAAAATCCGACGACGGCTGCCAGACAGTAGTCATCGAAAATTTCCCGATCGGTTCGCTCAGGCCGTCCAGGTATTCAGGTTCGGCTGTCTGCAACGGCGCACCATGCGACTCACCGGTTGGAGCACTCTCGCGCATGCGCGCGTTATGTGTGGGGTTTAATTCTGTATCTGTATCTTTATCTGTCGTGACTTGTCGTGACGGATGCGTGACACGTCGTGACTCATCGTGACAATCAGCATCATATTTCCGCAGCTTTTCGCGCTCCCGCTGCGCTCTCTTGCGCTCTGCCGGGGATTTTGCCGTTTGCGAAACGTTACCATTGTCCTCTTTCAGCACCTGACGTTTTTCCCATCCGGAAATAAGGTCACCATCCAGAACCCGCCCCTGCATTGCATGCAAAATTGAATCAATTACGTCTTCCGTCACATCAAGCGCACTTGCTAAATCTTCCGTCGTGACATCAATGTGACCACGTAGTGACACGCCGTGACATGTCGTGACATTTCGTGACGCACTCACCAGAAGGTGGATATACACCGCCATCACTGTTGCGATTGGCTGTCCTGAGACCCTGGCAATGGTTCGCCATTTGGGATCATTTGGCATGTCATGCCACAATCTGAGCCAGGCATTAGCCATACTCACCTCATCTGATACCGAACTTTACCCTCGAACATCCGGAAGAAATCCGGCATGAATATTGTTGGTCAATGCACGACAACAGCATTACCAGGCTGACCACCACTGTTAGTCAGGGTGCCCCAGGCGATCGCCGCTGCGACAAAATCATCCACATCTTTCACCAGCCGATCCCTCCGTTCGACGATCTCACGGTAATATTCAGAGCTGTGACTGCGCATACGGGCCACCAGCAGAGGCGGCATTGCCTTTTCGATCGCCGGTAACAGAGCCTGAATTTTTTCAACAGCATCAGGGGTGTCTTTATCCAGCCAACGGAAAATTTTCTGGGTATTACGGGCCAGGGCTTCCGGATGGCTGTCGTCGTACAGTTCCGGGAACGTCATCCCCAGTTCGAAATAAGTCCGGGCTATTTCAGCTGCTGGAACTTTCTCACCGTCTGGATACGCCCAGGCATTCATTGCCATACGGATGTGTTCATGCTTGATTTTCATGAATCACCCCCGCCTCTGGTTGTGTGTTAGCCTGATACTCGACAGGTAAGCCGTCGGTTGGGTTGGGATAAGTACTGCTATCAATCTCGTGCGGAGTTACTATCCAGCCTGTTGCTTCGCACCAGCGTAAAATTTTTTCCCCCGTAAGTTTCGCCCGTCCGGTAATGACATGGCTTACCATCCCTTGGGTTACCCCAACAATTTCAGCAAAATGCTTCTGAGTTATACCGGAATGATGCAAATATTCTCCAAGATTCATTGTTCACCTCATGTGATGTCATCACGATCATTAATAGCATTGTTATTTTTAAAAGTAAATAGCATCACTATTTCAAAGAGATTAATAATCTTATTAGAATTGAAGGTATGAAAAGAAAATCCCTGTCAGAGATCGACCTGCAAGCCGCCCAGAGACTGAAAGAAATCTGGACGGCGAAAAAAAATCAACTAGGGTTAACCCAAGAGCGTGCGGCAGAAATTCTGGGATTTTCGACACAGGGAGCTGTAAGCCATTATCTAAATGGTCAGACACCTTTAAATCTTGAGGCTGTTATCAAGTTCGCAGGGTTGCTGCAAGTTCCTCCCGAGTCAATCAGACCAGATATGGCCGAGTTGTTACAAATTGTAAGGATGTATCCCCAAGAGTCTGGGGAGGACAATGTTGTCACTATATCTGCAGATATGGAACAATCGGAAAACGAACTTCCGTTTAATATAGACCCCATGGAGCGGGATTTGCTCCAGACGTTCAGGGCTTTCCCCAAAGAAGATAAAGAGAAAATGCTTAAGGAAATGAAGGAGAAAAAAGAATCAATTGAAGAAATCGTTGCGCGATGGCTAGCTGCGCAAAAGGGTCGTCGCGCCTAATCTGAGGAGGTCAAAACATGAGTACAGCCCTTTCCCCGATAATTTCTGAATTTGAAACAGTCGAACAAGAAAACAGCTATAACGAATGGTTGCGAGCCAAAGTGGCAGCAAGCCTCTCAGATCCCCGTCCTGCAATTCCACATGACGAAGTAATGGCTGAAATGGAAAACCTTATTGCTCAATTAGCTGCAACGAACAGGAGTGAGTAATGCTGCCCATTTTATGGCTACCTTCTGCACGTGATGATTTACGTCAGATCGTAGCCTATATTGCTAAGGAAAACCCTCCCGCTGCACGTAGACTAAAAATACGCATTGAAACATCAGTTTTGTCACTTACTGAACACCCTTATCTGTACCCACCGAGCGAAAGAGTTCCAAGTCTTCGTGAGATAGTGACTCATCCTAACTACATAATACTTTACCGAGTAACAGCATCTAACATCGAGATCGTAAATGTAGTTCACTCACGAAGACAGTATCCAAACAAAACCTGTTAATCCTTCCTGTCAACAACCACCTTCGGGTGGTTTTTTTCTTGCCACGATAATAGCACTGCTATTTACATAATTAAATAGTAGTGGTATTGTTCATTCATCAACCCACCCCGCCCACAGAACGCCAGGCAATACTTCGAGTTACCCGGCAGTGGTCAGGGGTTAAGTAGCCAGCCCGAGGCGTATGAACATGACGGCGGGAACACTTTATATAACAGCGCAGCAGGTTTTTAGTTCCGCTACCCCGGCGTTAAGGGGAAATGAGGTCAGCATGGATACTATCGATCTTGGCAACAGCGAATCTCTGGTATGTGGCGTGTTCCCCAACCAGGACGGCACGTTCACCGCGATGACGTATACCAAAAGCAAAACGTTTAAAACCGAAAATGGTGCCCGTCGCTGGCTGGAAAGAAACTCAGGTGAGTGATATGGATTTCGACACAATCATGGAAAAGGCTTATGAAGAATACTTCGAAGGTCTTGCCGACGGCGAAGAAGCTCTCAGCTTCAACGAATTTAAACAGGCGCTTTCCAGCTCGGCAAAATCTAACGGCTGATAAGCGAAACAGCACCGCGAGGAATCAGTATGCAGAAACGAGAACCCGTCATCATCGCACCAGACTATACCGATGATGAACTTTATGAGTGGATGCGCCAGAAAATTAATGCAGCGCAGGATCTGAAATGGGCCAATGAAGCCAGGGCTAAGCAGGCTGAAAATCTGTCCGCTCTGGAGCAGGATATCACCAGGCTGGAAAAAGCAGCGGCATTAAGCATTGCCAGAATGATTACATACCCGCGTTAATAGCTAACCAACGAAGCTAAGGTTGGTAATTAAGTAGTTCTCCATGGGTGAGGTGGAGTGCGTGCGCAGGACGCGGGTGAGCATACGGCACTGACAGTTTACTGAAAGGATATTTCCCTGAAAAGTCAGACCATAACGCGAAAGCGCACGGCGAGGTAGCTGGTTCATAGATAGCCTGTCGTTAAATTTTCGTCGACCGTGCGATTCCGGTTGTGGCAATCCGCGAAATGGCGCGGCGGTAAGTATGGCGGGGTTATTCCTTCCCCCGTTGAGGACACCGGGTTGTCAGG